ACCTTTGACCAATTGGGGTCGAGAGGGCGGTCGTTTCCCTAATTACAATGGCGCAGCAGTCAAGGCTGGAATTAGTTTCAGCACAGCTAAATCTAAGAAGAATAATCGTGGCTTTTCATCTAGCGTTCGCATTGTCAATAAGACAGCTGCGGGTGCGATCTATGAAACAGCAGGTCGCAAGAACCCATTTGGTCAGCCATGGGTAGGCACTAAAGGCACAGCAGGCAAAAGGTATTCTCATTCTCCCAATAAGTATGCAGGTCGCGATTTCATTAATGCTATGGGTGGCGAAATGAAAGGTAAAGGCGAAGATAAAGGTCGCCTTATTTATCGTGCTTGGGAAGAAGATCAAGGCAAGACTCAAGATGCCATGATTAAGGCAATCCTTAGAGCAGATGCAGAGTTTCAGAAAAAGACCGGTGGCTTGGTTTCCGGTGGCGTTAGGAAGGTTGCATAATGGCTCAGTCCAACATTGACATTAAGATTATTGCTGAGTTCTTAGGCAAGAATGCTTTTAAGCAAGCAGATACAGCAGCTACTAAACTTAATAAGACAGTCAAGTCTTTAGGTTCATCATTTGGTTTAGCATTCGGTGGAGCAGCCCTAGGTTATGCGATCAAGTCCACTATCAAGGACTTTGCAGATGCACAGCGCGAGACAGTCAATCTTACTAACACAGTCAAAAACCTTGGTCTTGCCTTTGATGCTCCACAATTAACTGCTTATGTAGATCAGATTGGCAGATTGTACGGAGTAACAGGCGATCAGGCTGTGCCAGCCATGCAGGCACTTCTATCTGTAACTGGCTCTGTATCTAAGTCCACACAGATCATGAACACTGCCCTTGACCTTGCAGCATCTCGTTCAGCAGATGTCAGCGAAGTCGCTAAAGATCTTGCTAATGCTTATGTGGGAAACACTAAGGGTCTTAATCAGTATCGCTTAGGTTTAACCAAGGCAGAATTGTCAGCCATGACATTCGAGGAAATCATGTCTGTGATTGGCAAGCAGACATTAGGCGCAGCCGATGAAGCAGCGAACAGTCTTAGTGGACAATTAGCAATCCTTTCAGAAGTAACCAATCAGGCTAAAGAGCGCATTGGTGGTGGACTGTTCGAGGCATTGGGTGGTGTCGCTGGAGCTAATGGCGCAGGTGGCGCAGCACAAAGCATTGAAAACCTTTCCATCAAACTCACTAATGCCATTACAGGTTTTGGCTATCTAGTACGAGAGATCAAGATTGCTCAACCTATTCTGGTTGCAGCAGGTATCGCAATTGGTCTTGCATGGGCTCCATGGTTCACAGCTATTGGAGTAGCAGCCTTAGCCATTGGTGCTATCGGTAATGCCATGCAAAAGAATAAGCCACAGATCGCAGTCAATACAGGAAAACTATTCTTTCCGGGGTCTGGAGATGGTGGCTATAAAGAGCGCGAAGCAGCTCGTAAGAAGGCAGAGCAAGAAGCGATTGCTCGTAACAAGCAATTGGCTAAACTGGTTAAAGATCAAGCCAAGGCTGCTGCCGATGCTGTAAAGCAAAAGAGATTACAGAATGCAATCGATAAGGCTAACCTTGCTCTAGGCAAGGGCGAGGATGTCTTTGACATTGACAAGATCCAGATTGCTGCTGCCCTTACTAACCAAGCACAGCTATTGGGTAACGCTACAAATGCTGCACAGCAAATGCAGATTGCTAATGATGTTGCTCGCCTTAATGTTAAGAAGTCGATCCTTGACCTTGAGGATGCAATTGCTGCAAAGGATGAAAAAGCAATTATTTCAGCCACAGCTAAACTCAATGCAGACTTAAAGGTGCTTGGTGCACTTACTGGTCAAAATGCAACCCTTGTAAGTATCGAGTCAATCCTTGCTGGATTAAAGCCTAAAGAGTTAATTGATCAAACTAACCTAGATCAAGCATTAGCCAAGATTACGGAAATGATGAGATTACTCAGCATGGCTAATGCCGCCAGCAAGGCAAAAATACCTACAAGTGGATCACTAGGATCAGGCATTCCAGTCGGTGACTACATCGCCCCTATCTCTAAAGACATAGCAGCCAAGGCTTCTATTGATGCAATCTTAGAATACGCAGATGCAGCCTCAGCTCGCGCTAACGCATTTGCAGACCTATTAGACATGGATACAGCCGCTAAAACCCAAGCTTTGCAAAGCAGTTCATTATGGGATACTTCTGGAGCATTACAATCATTCCGTCAAAAAGAGTCTGCTTCTATGGGAAACACAATTATCGTAAATACTGGTATTGGAGATCCTAACGCCATCGCTGAGGCAATTGATGATGTATTGCGACAGGCTCAACAAAGAGGAACATTAGTAGCAGTATGACATGGCTTCCAGAATGGCGAGTAACAGTAGGTGATGATGTCTATACGACTGTCACCTCTGTGTCATTTGCATCTGGTCGTCTAGACATTGATCGTCAAGCAACAGCAGGCTACTGCCGAGTAGAAATCATCAACACAGATGGCTCACCTTTTACCATCAATGTAACAGAGCCAATTACTCTAGATCTTAAAAATACCACTGGCACTTATGTCACTGTATTCGGTGGCGAGGTTTCAGACTTTTCTATTGGTGTGCGTAGCCCTGAAGAAAGTGGCTACATCACTACTGGCACTATCTTAGGCATTGGAGCATTATCTAAGCTCACCAAGGCTATTTATAACACAGCTCTTTCAGAAAATTTAGATGGCGCACAAATCTCTGCCATCCTTGGCGCAGCTCTTAACCTTTCATGGGCTGAAGTAACACCTACTGTGACTTGGGATACATACCCTGCAACTACCACATGGAATGAAGCAGAGACTTACATTGGTGAAGTAGACTCAGGGTTCTACACCATGATCAGTCAGGCTGCTAACGCAACGGCTAAAAGTCAAAGCCTTGTGGATCAGATTGCTACTTCAGCACTTGGTCAGATTTATGAGGATAAGAATGGAAATGTTTCTTATGCAGATGCAGACCACCGATCTAACGACCTCGCAGCAAATGGCTTTACTTTCTTCAATGGCGCGTATGCAATACCGACCTCTATCAGCTCAACAACTCAGACTTCTCGCATCCGTAACAGCCTTATCTACCGCTACGGATCAGGATACGGATCTACCTACAGTACCTCAGATACCGACTCCATAGCCGCTTATGGGCTTTTTGAGAAGTCCAGCGACTCCAACATTAAGAACCTTGCAGACATCACCGACATCGCCTCTAGAGAGCTCAATTTGAGGCGTAGCCCTAGAGAACAATTAAATGTGATCACTTTCCGTTTGGATAATCCTGACATTCCTAGCGCGATGCTTAATGCCCTTATTGGGGTTTATTTTGGTCAGCCTGTGTCTATTAGCAATTTGCCTAGCAATCTGCTTGATGGCACATTTCAAGGCTTTGTTGAGAATGTAGCACTTAGGGCAACACCGACATTTGTAGACATTACCCTATACATCACAGCTACAGATCTATCTTTGAGCACGACTCAATGGGAAACAGTCATTCCTAGTTCACTAGCGTGGACAGGCGTAAATGGTACACTTATCTGGAACAACGCGACAGGAGCATTAACCTAATGGCAAGCACACCTAATTTTAACTGGGCTACCCCAGACAATACAGGATTGGTAAAAAATGGTGCGTTAGACATCCGCACCCTTGGTAACGCTATCGATGCTTCATTAGTGGATCTTAAAGGTGGCACTACTGGTCAAGTCCTTGCTAAGGCAACTAATACCGACATGGATTTTACATGGGTAACAGATGCCACAGGTATTCCTGCGACCATCTTTGATGCTAAAGGTGACATTATTGCGGCTACAGCTGCCGATACTGTATCACGCCTTCCTGTTGGAACAGATGGTCAAGTATTAACTGCCGACTCAACAGCAGCTACAGGTATTAAGTGGGCAACTGCATCTGCTGGAATGACTAACCCAATGACCACTACTGGAGACATTATCTATTCTTCAAGTGGTTCAACACCTGCTCGTAGAGCAATTGGTACTACTGGACAAGTATTAACTGTATCCGGTGGCGTTCCAACATGGGCTACCCCTGCTAGCGGCGCAACATTTTCTGGTTGTTCATTACGATCATCAGTAGATTTAACTACAACAGATGCGACTACCTTAACAGTTAATTTTAATACCGAGACTTTTGATGTTGATGGCTATCACGATAATTCGTCAAATACAAGTCGTATTACAATCCCTTCTGGAAAAACTGGGTACTTTTTAATTAGTTACAATTTGCGTTTTAATAACAATGCAACAGGCTACAGAAGTGTTAATTTATTGCGTAATGGATCAAACATTAAAACCATTTCCACCCAAGCAATTACTTCAGGAAGTGCAACTAACTTGGGATCGACTCAAATTGTTTATGCAACAACTGGAGATTATTTTCAGCTACAAGCGTTCCAAAATAGCGGTGGCAATCTTGATCTTTCTGGCGGTACAAATGACAACCAAAACTTTGCTATCACTTATTTAGGAGCATAATGATTACTTTTACTAAACCTGAAAACCTTAACGGAACTGAATTACGCGCTGAATTAAATGCAGCCGGTGTTTTAATTTCCAATGCGCCTGAGTCTGTAGCAATTGATGAAAACAAAAAACTTGTTTTAGACATCAATCCAGATGACGAAGCAAAAGCAAGCGCGGTTGTTGCGGCACATAATGGAACTATTGTGGCTCCAAAACCTACAATTTCAGATAAATTAGCTTCGGTTGGTCTTTCTATTGACGATCTAAAAGCTGCTTTACTTGGATGAAAGTAAAACTTTCTAAGGCTGCTGCCCAATTAAGAGAGCAGATCGATGACTCGTTCCCAGATCGTGACCGCACATCGGATGGTTGGATCGGTGATACCCGACACGCTGCTCGCAAGTCTGATCATAATCCAGATGAGCAAGGATGGGTTCGTGCCATCGACATCGATCGTGACTTATTTAAGGGATCAAAACCAGACATTATGTGCGATCTTGCAGATCAGCTTCGTGCCTTATCAAAGTCAAAAAAGGACAAGCGTATTAGTTACATCATTTTTGATGGGCAAATCTGTTCACCCATCCTTAATTGGAAGTGGCGGAAATACAAGGGCGCAAATAAACACACAAAGCACTGTCATGTCTCGTTTAAGAAAGCGGCTGACAATGATGGGGCTTTTTTTCAGATACCTATGTTAGGCGGAGAATAATGAAGATCAAGCACCCTGTGTACCTTGCTGCTGGAGCATTCCTAGCTGCATGGGCATCATCCAATTTTGAGGCAGACTACCGCGCAATCCTATGGGCTGTGCTGTCTGGAGTGTTCGGATACGCGAGCCCTAAAAAGTGAGCCAAGATAATTTCTTTCAGCTTTACATAGCCACGATCGCCTGCATTGGTGGTCTTTCAGGCTTTGTCATCACACACTTATTGGCAGAAATCAAGCGACTCCATGCGCGTGTCGATGAGATCTATAACATCCTTCTAGAGCGATAATAAAACCATGGCAAGAAAAGCAACTAGAGCATTAGAGGATCAAGGTTACTCAAAGCTAGATGCCTACTGCATTGGGCTTCATGAGTATTACAAGTCTTTACGCAAGGCTGGCTTTAATGAAGGCTTAGCCCTGTTTATGATTACCGATGTTCCGTCTTATCCTCGCTGGATCTTGCCAGACCCAATCGAACCAGAAAAGCTGGGCGATTACGAGGATGACGAGGATGACGATTAAGCGAATTGTAGTAGTCTCAGACTTACAAGTTCCCTATCATGACAGGGTTGCTACTCGCAACCTTGCCTCATTTATCAAAAAGTTTAAGCCCGATCAAGTAGTGACCATTGGTGATGAGATTGACCTACCACAGATTAGCCGGTGGGAAGAAGGGCGCATGGGGTCATTTGCACAGACCCTTGATGATGATCGTAATGAAGCTGTAGAGCTTCTCTGGGATTTAGGCGTTACAGACTGCATTAGATCCAATCACACAGATCGTCTTTATAATGTAATCATGGCTAAGATCCCTGCATTTGGGGCTTTGCCGGAATTGCGTCTTGAGAAGTTTCTCAAGTTCGATGAACTAGGCATTACCTTCCACAAGAACCCTATGCCGATTGCGCCTAACTGGATTGCAGTCCATGGAGATCACACACCAATCAAGCCACAAGGGGGCTTATCAGCCCTAGAAGCGGCTCGTAGGCATGGAAAAAATGTCATTTCAGGTCATACTCACAGAGCAGGAAGATCAGCCTTCTCAGAGGCTTCTGGGGGTCGTATAGGGCGTGTCCTACATGGTGTCGAGGTAGGCAATCTTATGGACTTTAAGCAAGCTGCGTACACCAAGGGAGTGGCTAATTGGCAGCAAGACTTTGCCATTGTCTATGTGAACAAATCCAAGGTTCAAGTCGATCTTATCCACATTGAGAAGGATGGCACATTCATTGTGTCTGGAAAGTCGTACGGCAGACCTAGATAATCGTTATCAAGTCGTTACCAAAATGTGCTTGATTAGTCTGCCATCTATGCGACACTAATCCTGTAAGCCAGTCAAGGGCACTGGATACAGATAGGAAAACAAATGAGCTTTGAGATGCCAATCATTGTATTGCTTCTAGCAGCTAACGCTTTATGGTACTTAGTCGGATGGGCAAAAGGCTTTAACGAGGGCAAGCGTGAAGGCTTGGTCGTAGGCAAGACATTTCAGCGAGTGACAACAGATGCTCGCTAATGAAATCCTCTTATCAGCCACAGACACAATCTCTCAGCGTGGTCTACAGTATGGTCACCCTGCGGATAACCTGCAACACACAGCTATGCTCCTCTCAGCATACTTACAGACACCAATACATGACTATCAAGTCGCAGGGATCATGGTGCTCGTTAAACTTGCAAGGACTAATCAATCAGCCCAGCAAATCGACACTTGGATCGACATGGCATCCTACGCTGCAATCGCAGGGCAACTAGCTACAGAGGAGAATGACCTTTATGTTTAATTTAGCCGATTACGAGCCAGTCGAGGTGAGACTTGAAAAGTTTATTAAAGATTATCCAGCATTTCGTATTGCAACAGAGCTTGAGGTGGTCGAGGCAAATCGATACATTGTTAAGGCTTATTTATTTAAGAATGCTGAAGATAGCGTTGCGTGGGCAACTGGGTACGCGGAAGAAACAGTTACTAGCCGAGGTGTTAATCAGACTTCAGCACTGGAGAATTGCGAGACTTCAGCGATCGGCAGAGCACTTGCAAATGCGGGTTATGCGCCTAAAGGAAAGCGACCAAGCCGAGAAGAAATGACCAAGGTAGTAACGAAGAAGCCTGAAAAGCCTTCCGTATCTGAATTATCAGCTGAGACGGAGCAGGATTACTGGACTACCCCTGTGGGTCAATACAATAAAGTCGTAGATGCGCCTGTCACACTTGACAAAGCACTAGAGACTGTGGCTGCAATCATTGGTACACCGGAAGCGGCTGAAGTGCCTAGCTGTCAGCATGGTACGCGTGTCTGGAAAACAGGTAAGTCTGCCAAGACTGGTAAGGAGTGGGCTAACTACTCATGTCCTTTGTTAGGTCATGCAGGCATGGAAGGCAAGTGCGAGCCTATTTGGTACGAAGTCAATAGCGCAGGTAAATGGCAACCTCAGAAAGCGTGGGCATAACATGGGTTTTGTTGAATACTTTGATGAAACTACAGGTGCATGGACTAATCTAGAAGATGTACCTTTATTTGACACTATCAATTGCCAAATGTGTAATGAGCCTACAGAAGCTCAAGACATCATCGCAGAGATTAAGTTTAAGGATGATCAGCCAATCGTAGGGGCATGGCAGTGCAGGAAATGTCACGCGGTTAATGGCTAGTCAAGCAAGAAAACATAGAGGCTTCCGGACAGAACGCGTAGTCGCACAGTACCTATCGACTGTGTGGAGTGGTGCAACTGTCGGGAGAGGTAGCGGCAAAGACATTGTTAATGTGCCTTTTGATGTTGAAGTCAAAGCAAGATCAGGCTTTCAACCATTAGCGTATTTGAAGCAATTAAAAGCTCGAACATCCGTTTCGGGGGAACTCGGTTTCGGGGTAATACGACTAAACGGACAGGGTGAAGATGCGCGTGAGTATGCCGCCATCATCCGTTTAGAGGATCTATTGCCGCTACTTGTATTAAAGTATGGTCACATTGACAGCGAACCTACAGAGGCAGACATTGACCGCTGCTCAAGCTGTGGGTCTTACATGATAAGGAAGTGTTTAACTTGCCAGCCTACGACTATAGATGTCCTCAATGTCTTATCGAGAATGAGATCACCCATGGATGGCACGATAGACCAATAATTCCATGCACTTACTGT